GACGTCGCAAATCTACGCGGACCTGACGACCTTCGGGAACGCGGCCGGCTACGACGAGATCGACCTCGAGCGGCGCAAGTTCAAGGACGTGGCGCTGAGCCTGAGCGAGATCGTCTGTGACATCGACGCCTACGGGCAGGTCTGGGAGGTCGTTCGCAAGTTCCGCCTGACTGCGCGAGCGGCCGTCCAGATGTTCCGCGGTCGCGGCCAGCTGCCGGCGAAGATCTACGAGCATGCCGACAAGGGCACGCCCGACAAGTTCGTCTTCCTGCAGCATGTCCTGCGCAACGGGGACTGGCGGCAGGGGATGCTCGGCACCAAGGGCAAGGCGTGGCTCAGCCGCTACGTCTGCGAGATCGACCGGGCGCTGATCCGCGAGGCCGGCTATGACGAGATGCCGTTCTACGTTCCCCGCTGGGAGGTGGACAGCGGCTGCACCTGGGGCACCGGTCCGGGCTTCATCGCCCTGCCATCGGTCCGGCTTCTGCACCGGATGCACAGCGCCACCCTGCGCGCGGCGCAATGGCAGGCCGACCCCACCACGCTTGCACCGAGCCGCGAGGTCTGGCCGCTCAACGGTCACATTCGCCCGGGGGCGCTGGTCTACGGCGGGGTCGACACGCAGGGCAGGGCGCTTTTGCAGCCCTACGCGCCGACGGGCCAGATCTCGGTCACGATCGAAGAGAAGCGCGCGCTGATCGAAGAGATCAAGGACGCCTTCCACTATAGCCTGATGACGCTCCAGGGACGGACCGGCATGACCGCGACCGAGGTCCTTGCGATCGAGGAAGAGCGCATGCGCCTCTGGGCCCCGCATACGGGCCGCATCCAGGAGGAGTACCTCGCCCGCAAGGTTGAGCGGCGCTTCAAGCTCCTCTGGCGCGCCGGCCAGCTGCCCCCGCCGCCGCCCGAGGCCGCGGGGCAGCCACTCCAGGTGCGCTACCAGTCGGCCGCGGCGATGGCCGCCAAGGCACGCGAGGGGCTGGCAGTCAAGCAGTTCATCGCTGACCTGGCGCCACTGGCCCAGACCGACCCGCGCTACCTCGAGCGCGTCGACCCGGACGCAATGATCGAGGCGCTGCACGAGGCCAGCCCCGCGCTGCCCGCGCGGATCCTGCGGTCGCGCGAGGACGCCGACGCGATCGCGAAGCAGCGCCAGCAGATGCAGCAGCTCGCTCAGACGCTGCAGGCGGCCGAGATGGCCGGCGGCGCGGCCAAGGACATGGCAGGCGCCGCAGCCGCCATGGGCGGCGGCATGGACGGGGAGGCGATGCCCGCATGATCCTCGACCGGTTGAGCATCCTGGCAAGCTTCCTTCCCGCGCGGGGCGCCGCGGCCGCTGTCGCGAAGAGATGGCGCGCGGCGGCCGCCAGGGATCCCGAGCTTGTCGCCGACGTGGTGCGCATCGGCGGGATCCTGCAGCTGCAGCCGGCCCGGTTCCAGGACGGCCTCGAGCAGCCTGACCCGATCGACCCTGTGCGCCTGGCCTACGAGGCCGGGCGCCGCGACATGGCCCTGCGCTTCGTGGCGCTGATGGGCATCACGATCACCGAGCTCAACAGTCTGATGGAGGACACCCCATGACGAGACGACCCTTCTTCGATCGCCGGCCGTTCTTCGCGCCCGAAGGCGAAGGCGGCGCCGGCGGAGACGGCGGCAACACGACGACCACGACCCCGCCGCCCCCAGGCGGGGACACCACGACCACGACCGATCCCGCCCCGAAATGGTGGGAGGATCCCGTCTGGTCCGAGGAGGAGCGGACGTTCCTCAAGGCCAAGGGCCTCACGCTCGACGACCAGGGCGAGGTCCTGCGCAAGCTCGCGCCCATGTACCGCAACGCCGAGACGCGTCTCGGCCGGTCGCCGGACACGATCCTCGACCGTCCGAAGGAAGGGCAGGACCTGGCGGAGTGGAAGCGGCAGAACGCGCAGCTCTTCGGACTGCCCGACAAGCCCGAGGCCTATGCGGTCGAGGCGCCAGAGTTCTGGCCGAAGGACGCGAAATGGAACGCCGATCTTGACAAGGCAGCGCAGGAGGTCGCGTTCAAGCACGGGGTCGAGCCCGGGGCGCACAAGGCCTATGTCGAGCTCTACGCCAAGGCGGTGAAGGACCTCGACGACCAGGCCAAGGTGCAGCTGCAGACCGCGACCGACGCGATGATGGGTGAGCTGACGAAGGACTGGGGCGAGCAGCTCGGCGCCCGGATCACCCGCGCGCGCCAGGCGGCGGCCGTGGTGGCCGAGAAGGCGGGCCTGTCGGGCGATGGAGTGCAGGCGCTGAGCGCGCTGATCTCCGAGAAGGCGGGCGGCGATGCGATCGTCGTCAAGATGTTCGACGCGATCGCATCGATGATGGGCGAGGACACTGCCGACGGGCTGCGCAGTGGCGCCAACTCGCTCGGCATGACGCCGGCCGAGGCCCGCGCCGAGTTGCAGCGGCTGCAGACCAAGGGCGGCGATTACTACGAGGCCGTCCAGGCAGGTGATGCGAGCAAACTGAAAGAGCTCGGCCCGAAGATCCAGCAGCTGAGCAAGCTCGCCGCGCGCTGACCCTTCTGGCACAACCACTACATCTGCCCCGGTGGAGCGATCCCCGGGGCAGATGTCGTTAAGGGGCTTGACAAATTCCCCGGCCTGCGTCTTGTCTGATCGCCGATGGGCAACCCCTGAGCGGGTCCGGACGACGCCGGGAAAGACCGGGGTGTAGACTACCGACAGTCAGGGCGGGTCCGGCGGCACGTAAGGGTGCGGGGCAACCCCTCCGAAAACTCACCAAGATCGCAGTTTTCATGGAGGGGCATATGAGCCTTTTTCCCGCAGTCGAACCCCATCACAAGCTGATGTACTCGGGCAACGTCACCATGGTTGCCCAGCAGAAGCGCAACCCGCTGATGGGTGCTGTCACCGAGGTCTCGGCCTCGGGTGAGGCGCAGTCCGTCGCCGACCTTCTCGGCCAGCTCGAGTACCTCTACGGCGAGGACCGGAGCCGCCGGAACCCCGAGAACCCGACCCCCCGTTCGCGGCGCTGGGTCGTTCGCCCGCCGGTCATCGAGAGCGGCGAATACATCGACAAGGTCGACCGCTTCGACATGGCGATGGACCCGACCTCGTCGATCACCGTCAACCACGTGACCGCCGTCACCCGCGGCTGGGCCGACCGGATCCTCGGGATCCGCAAGGATGGCACCGACTTCGCCGTCACCGACGGCGGGATCCTTGGCCGGGCGACCGAAGGCAAGCGCGGCACCTCGACGATCGCCCTGCCGTCCGGCCAGTACATCGACGACAACAGCGAAGGCCTGACGCTCGACAAGATCCGCGAGGTCAAGCTGAAGCTCGAGAAGGCCGACTTCGGCCTCGAGGACGATGACCAGATCTACGCGATCCTGACGCCGCAGCAGAAGGACGACCTGATCGGCATCGCCGCCCAGACCGAGACAAGCCTCAACGCCTTCCAGCTCGAGCAGATCCGGACGGGCAAGCCGACGTCGCTGATGGGCATCAACTGGCTCTTCACGAACCGGCTGCCCAAGGACAGCGACGGCAATCGCCTCATCCCGTTCTGGTCGAAGAAGAACATCGTCGCCGGCGTCTGGCAGGGCATCCAGGGCGACATGTGGAACGACACCTCGGCGAAGAACATGCCCTACGCCTACGTGTCGGCCTACGTCGACTGCGTCCGGATCGAGGACAAGGGCGTCGTCGTCGCCCGCTGCGTCGAGCCGGCGTAACCCGGGCCGCGGCCGGCGCATCCGGCCGCCCCTTCCGCAACCAGTCTGACTGAAGGAGGCCCACATGGCCGTCGTCAACAAGAAGTCCAACCTCGTCGCGGATTACCTGAACCGCGACACCCCGCCGGACCCCAGCATCGCCCGTGGCCGCCCGATCATCGCGATCGGCACCGTCGCCAACGCCTCGGACGACAGCTCGGGGTCGACCTACCACCTCATCGACCTGCCGTCCGACTGCCTCCTCGACATCGGCACCGCCTTCGATGTCGAGAACTGGGGCTTCGCCGCCATCCGCATCGGCACCAAGGACGATGTCGATGCGCTGGTCTCGGTCGCGAAGTCGGCGGGCAACACGGTCACGCCGAACGCCTTCGGCGATGCGAACCACGGTAAGCAGCTCTGGGAGCAGCTCGGCCTGGCCGCCGATCCCGGCGGCATGATCTCGATCTACGCGCATGCGATCGCCGGGGCCACCGGCGCGGGCAGCATGCCGTTCCGGTTCGCGTACCTCTTCCGCTGAGGCGGACCGCCCGAGGATGCCGGGGGCTGGCCTGACTGGCCCCCGGCGCTGACACCAGGAAGGCCCGCCCATGCCTCTGCCCGAAGCCGTCGCCACCATCGCCGCCCAGGCCTTCCGGTTCATGGAAATGAGCCCGATCTCGAGCTTCGCGGACGACAGCGAGCAGGCACAGAGCGCGGCCGAGCAGTACCCCATCGCGCTGGAAATGGTCCTCGAGGGCGCCGACTGGTCCTTCGCCTCGGTTTCCGTCACGCTGCCCGAGGTCACGCCCGAGCCCGAGGAGTTCCAGGCCGACCCCGACCTTCCCTACACCTACGCCTTCCCCGGCGACTGCATCGTGGTGCGCGAGGTCTTCGACCGTCAGATGCGCTGGCGCCGCGACGGCCGCTACATCCGCGCCGACATCCCCGGCGGTCTCCGTCTGCGCTACACCCAGGGCGTAACGATCGAGACCAGCATGCCGGCCACCGTGCGCACCGCCGTGGCGCTGCAGCTCGCCGTCCTTCTCGCGCCGCGCTGGGTCACGACGGCCACCAAGCGCGAGGCGCTGAAGCGCGACCTCGCCGATGCTCTTGCCGCCGCGCAGCGCTACGACGCGCGTCACGCGAGCTACGGCCGCCTCGACGGCCGCGACCCGGACTGCGGC